AAAGACGTAATGCTTCACGAATTGCAACACCCAATTCAAGAGGTTGAAAATTGGGCTGTTGGTGGATCGGCTCAAGATTTTACAAAACAAGATGCCGCAACAAAAGCAAGAGACATTCTTAACTGGCGCAAAGAAGTAGAACAACACGCAGACAGATTGGGTTTAACCCCACAAAACAATTCAGATTGGTTTAGTAATGCAGAATCCGCATTGATTAACCATTACGATAAATCAGGCGCTATGAGTTGGTTGCCCCATGAGGAAGCAAGATTTCAAGCAAGCTGGCCTCTTTACAGCAAAGGCACAGACGCAAGAACGCAAGCTGAACAAATGGTAAAGATGTATGGATTGGACACAAAAACGACTCCTTACACTCCAAGCCAAATGTATAAGCGTTTAGGCGGTGAAGTAGAAGCCAGACAAGTCCAAGCAAGGCAAGACTTAACGCCTGAACAACGACTTCAAAACTTCCCCAATGAATTCACCCCACAAAAAGGTGGTTATGGCTACGATACGCCTTTAAGCGATTTACTATATTTAAATCGTCAAGGCTATTTCAAAACACAAGAATAATTTAAATGACTGAAACAACCGAGAAACGCCCTGTTGGTCGCCCATCCCTCTACAAACCAGAGTATTGTGAGGAAGTCATAGCATTGGGTAAAACAGGCAAAAGCGTGGAACAAATTGCTTCAAGGTTAGGGTTATCCATTAGGGTTATGTACAAATGGCGTGATGAACACGAAGAATTTATGCAAGCCTTAAGCGAAGCCAAGGAACATGAGCAAGCATGGTGGGAAGATCAAGCCGACAATTACATGGTTGAGACTAAAGATGGGCCAAGACTGAACGCAACAATCTGGTCAAGGTCTATGGCGGCAAGATTTCCCAAAAAGTATCGTGAGCAAGTCAAGCAAGAGATTACAGGCGCAGATGGTGCGCCATTCCTTACTGGTATCCAAGTTTCATTTGTAAAGCCTAATGACATCTAAGACGCATGGGCAACCCCATTCGTGTTGGAATGTTAAGCCAGCATTCAAGGATGTTGATGTGCGCCTTTTTCTGGCTTTCCAGCGCACCTAGTCAAAGACCGAATTGAGTTCCAACAACCTATGTCAGTAGTTCAACAAGCACTAGCCAAAGCAGAGTTCCCGCTAAAGCTGGAATGCTTGTTTAAGCCATCGCGCTATAAAGTCCTGTACGGTGGCCGCGGTGGGGCTAAATCATGGGGGGTTGCTAGGGCTTTGCTGATTAAAGGCGCACAAGCCCCATTAAGGGTGCTTTGCGCCCGTGAATTCCAGACATCTATCAAAGACTCAGTTCACAAGCTATTATGCGATCAAATCATGGCGCTAGGGCTTGAAGGCTTCTATGAAATCACCCAAGCATCAATCAGAGCAAGGAACGGCACAGAGTTTAGTTTTGTTGGTTTAAAGAACAATGTGGCAAATGTTAAGTCTTATGAGGGTGTTGATGTGTGCTGGGTTGAGGAAGCGCAGACAACCAGCCGAATGTCGTGGAACGTGCTGATTCCTACCATTCGTAAGGAAAAGTCCGAGATTTGGATAACTTTCAACCCAGAATTAGAGACAGACGAGACTTATCAGCGGTTTGTGCTGAGTCCCCCAGAAGATTGCATTGTCCAAAAAGTAAACTGGTCAGATAACCCGTGGTTTCCTGAAACGCTGAAACTTGAGAAGGATGCGCTTAAACACCGTGATCCACAGGCTTATAACGTGGTTTGGGAAGGTTTATGCCGACAGACAGTAGATGGCGCTATCTTTGCCAAAGAAATGCAACTGGCTGAGTTGGATGGGCGCATTACAAAGGTTAACTACGATGCTACAAAGCCCGTTCACGCCATCTTTGACCTTGGTTGGTCTGATGCCACAGCAATCTGGTTCTTGCAGTTTATAGGCATGGAAACCCGCCTAATTCGCTACATTGAGGGCAATCAACAGACCATGAGCGACTACCTAGCCAAGATGCAAACGTTTGGTTATATGTACGACACGCTATGGCTTCCACACGATGCTGAGAACAAAACGCTGGCGGCAAATGGTAGAAGCATTGAGGAAATCGTAAGGGCCGCGGGTTATAAAACCAAAATCATTCCTAGAACGCCAATTACAGACTCAATCAATGCGGCTAGAACATTGTTTACAAATATGTGGTTTGACAGGGATAATTGTCACGAAGGCTTGCAATGTCTACGCCATTACCGTTACGATGTAGACCCAGACACTAAGCAATTTAGCAGAACGCCTTTGCACGACAATTACTCGCATGGCGCTGATGCGTTTAGATATATTGGTCTGATGGTCAATGAGCCTAGAGAGCGCAGAAAGCCCAGACCTACCGCAAATTATGGTAGCCAACACTCATGGATGAGTTAAAATGTCTCCAAATCACTTAGGGCAACATCATGGCTGATGATTACGACTCACGAATTCAAGAAGCAATAGAGTTTCTGAAGTTTGCTAACGATGCAGACACAATGAACCGTCAGGAAGCACTTGAGGACTTGAAGTTTGGTGGTGGTGATCAATGGCCTGTAGAACTGCAAAACTCACGCAATCTTGAGTCACGCCCCGTTATTACGGTGAACAAGGTGGATAACTATTGCCGCCAAGTATCAAATCAACAACGCCAGCAACGCCCAAGAATCAAAGTTCATGCGACAAACACGCATGAGGACATGGTTGATGCACAGACAATTCAGGGCATTATTCGCCACATTGAGGTCAATTCCAACGCTGATCACGCCTATGACAATGCGTTTGAATACGCTGTACGCATGGGCTGGGGCTATATGCGAGTCCGCACAGACTACATTTCTGAGGACTCATTTGACCAAGAAATCTACATTGACCCTGTAGACAATCCATTTACAGTCTACTTTGACCCTAATTCAGTCTTGCCTGATGGCTCTGACGCTGATCGTTGCTTAATTACAACAATGATGCGTAAAGATGAATTCCGCAAGATGTACCCAGACGCAGAAGATGGCGGCACGAGTTTCACCCAGCGCGGTACTGGCGACTCACAGTCCGAGTGGATCACCAAAGAGGATATTCGCCTTGCTGAGTACTATTACACAGTCAAAGAAAAAGCTACGCTGTACCTTTTAAGCGATGGAACAGCTACTTTTGCTGATGACAAGGATTTCTTTACCCGCCTTGACAATTACGGCATTACCGTTGTTGACAAGCGTGATTCTTATAAGAAAACAATTAAATACTGCAAGTTAACCGCTGTTGAAGTGCTTGAGGAACGAGATTGGGCTGGTAAACATATCCCAATTGTTCCTGTATATGGCAGACACATTGTCATTGGTGACAAGCGCAAAAAATTTGGCATGATTCGCTATGCCAAAGACCCACAGCGTATGTATAACTTTTGGCAGACTTCCATCACCGAAGGCGTGGCATTAGCCCCTAAAGCCAAATGGTTGCTGGCTGAAGGTCAGGACGAGGGACATGAAAGTGATTGGGCAAATGCCAACATTAAGTCTTTCCCACTCTTGCGCTACAAGCAGACAGACATTGACGGTCGCCCAGCGCCTCCCCCAGTTCGCCTACAGCCAGAGCCTCCACAAGCGGGAATCATGGCCGCGGCTATGGGTGTGGACAATGATATTAAAAACATCATGGGCGTTTTTGACCCTGCACAGCTTGGGCAAGGCAACATTTCAGGCAAAGCATTGAATGGTCAGCAACAACAAGTTGACCTAACAAACTTTGACTATTACGACAATTTAACCCGTTCAATCAATCACATTGGCAAAATTTGCCTAGATTTGATCCCTAAGATTTACGATACAGAACGAGTCATGCGGATCATTGGGGATGATGGCAAGCCAGAACTATTGACGATTAACCAGCGGGATTCGGTTGGCAGAGTGCTGAACGACATTTCGGTTGGTCAATATGATGTGGTTATGGAGACAGGGCCGGGCTACAACAGCAAGCGCCAAGAAGCCGTGGACAATATGCTTCCCCTGCTATCAGCCGCACCAGAATTGATGCAAGTGGCGGGTGATTTGGTGTTTAGAAACATGGATTGGCCCGGTGCGGACATCATCGCTGACCGCCTTGCCGCCTCTAACCCAATGGCTCAGATTGACGAGAAATCTAAGATTCCCCCTCAAGTTCAGATGCAACTGGCTATTTCCAAGAAGCAAATTCAGGAACTTACCCAACAGCTTCAATCACAGCAAATGCTTATTAAACAGCGTCAAGACGTTGAACAAGTCAAGCAAGAAGCCGAAACTAAGCGAGTGCTTATTAAAGAAACAAACAGGGCGCATGAGTCTGAATTGCGTGATGCAAGTGACCGTGAAGAAATGCGTATGCGTGTGGATGGTCAGGCGCACGATACGATTGTCAAAACACAGACTCAAATTGAGATTGAGCGCATGAAGGCTGAGATTGCTATTTTGTTGGCACAAATGGACAAAAGAACATTAAATAATGCTAGTGCAGAAACAACTGAACGGGCTATTTGAGTTTTTAAAGAATATGTGGTAAAAACCACTAAACCGTACCTGTGAGGTTCACAGGGTCAAATCGTTGGGAAACGTATGTCCGAAAAAGAAGCGGGTCAAGTATTGACTAGCGAGAATGCGGCAGAATTTTATGCAAACAGATTAGGTTTAGCTGAATCTCCAGCGGAGACTGAGGCGGGTGAAGAATCCGAGCCAGTAGCCGAGGATACGCAGAGTGAACCGAAAGAGGCAGAAAAGGAAGCAAACCAAGAGGGTGAGCGTAAGCAGAACCCCAAACTTGAGAAGCGGTTTTCAGAGATAACCAAGCAACGCGAGGAAGCGCGAAAAGAAGCGCAGAATGAGCGTCAAGCTAGGGTAGAACTGGAACAGCGTTTGGCGGCACTAGAACAGCAGAGACAGCCTCAACAACAACAGGCTTTCAATGTTGATCAAGAGCCACAACCAAGCCAGTTTGCTGATGCGTTTGAATATGCGAAGGCTCTAGCAGAGTATTCGACAGAAAAGGCGTTAGCAGAACGGGATAGGCAAGTAGCACAGGCTAGAGAGCAAGAAGCGCAACAAAAGATTATCCAATCTTGGGCGCAGAAGGTTCAGGATGCTAAAGCGGAATTGCCCGATTTTGATGATTTGGTCGCATCTAGTGACGTAGTTGTAAATAACGCGGTACGAGATGCAATTCTGGAGAGTGATGTAGGCCCAAAAATCCTGTATCACCTAGCTGAAAACAATGACCTAGCCAAAAGAATCGCCAGCTTGAGTCCAAATGCCGCGCTAAGAGAGATTGGCAGACTAGAAGCAAAGTTTGAGGCAAAGCCTGATACTAAGCAGACAGCCCCTGTTGTAAGAAGTAAAGCACCAGCACCGATCCAACCGATTCGCGGTGGTCAAGGTCAGCCTGATGTTCCCATGTCCGCTAATGGCGAATGGCATGGTAGTTATCAGGCTTGGAAATTGGCTCGTAAAGCGGGGAAGATTCGGTAAACCTAATCTATTTGGAGTCCTAAAATGGCTAATAATTTATTGACGATAAGCAAGATCACCAACGAAGCGTTGATGGTTTTGGAAAATGAGTTGACTTTCACAAGTGAAGTTGACCGCAACTATGATGACCAGTTCGCTGTTGTCGGTGCAAAGATTGGTAACACAGTCAATGTCCGCAAGCCCGGTCGTTTCATTGGTACAACTGGCCCAGCGCTGAATGTTGAAGATTTTAACGAGACATCAGTTCCCGTTACTTTGTCCACACAGTTTCACGTTGATACACAGTTCACAACACAAGACTTGGCTCTGTCCTTGGATATGTTTAGTGACCGCGTGTTGAAGCCAGCTATTGCCGCTATTGCCAACAAGATTGACCGTGATGGTATGTCTATGGCTACCCTGCAAACTGCCAACATCGTTGGTACTGCTGGAACACCGCCCACAGGCTTGATCACATATCTGACTGCTGGCGCTTACCTTGACTCTGAAGGCGCACCCCGTGATGGCCGCAGATCATGTATCGTTGAGCCTTTCACAAGCGCAACAATCGTGGACAGCCTGAAAGGTTTGTTCGTTCCCCAAGAGGCTATTGGCGATCAATACCGTAAAGGTTTGATGGGTCGTGACTCTGCTGGTATGAACTGGAAGATGGATCAGAACGTGGTAAGCCAAACCTTTGGCTCATTCGCGGGAACTGCTGTCTGTTCAACGACTGCCGCTTCTGGCTTCCTGACTTCTGGTTGGGCATCCTCTAGCACCATCACTTTGACTGCTACTGGTACGGTTTCTCTTAACGCTGGCGATACATTCCAAATCGCTGGTGTTTATGCAGTTAACCCCCAGAACCGTCAAGCCTACGGCACTAACAAACTGCGTAATTTCGTAGTTAAGACTGCCGTTGCCGCTACTGATGGCACTATGTCTGTTGTTGTTAGCCCTGCTGTGATTACCGCTGGTCAATTCCAGAACGTGTCAATTCCAACAACTAGCACTACAGCCGCCATTACGTTCTTTAACAAGACGGGTACTGTTTCCCCACAAAACATCATCATGCACCGCAATGCGTTTACGCTTGCAGTAGCCGATCTGGAATTGCCAGAGGGAGTTCACTTTGCTGGACGTGCTTCTGACAAGGAAATCGGCCTATCCATGCGTGTGGTGAGGCAATATACAATTAACAACGATTCCATTCCTACCCGTTTGGACGTTTTGTATGGCTGGGCCCCTCTGTACCCTGAACTCGCTTGCCGAGTCGCGGCCTAATGGTCTTGGGGGGCTAAACACCCCCCTTCATTAACTTAATTTAAGGAAATATCATGAGCAATCCCGGCCCAGCAAGTACCACAACGATTCACCCCAGCAATCTGGCAACAAATCAGGCAATCCGCTTATTGGCTTACGCCAACGCTGTGCCTATTAGCCAAACGGGTGACGCTTCTGTAACCCTACCGATCAACAACACCACAACCTATGCTGTGACCAATGTTGCCATTACCAACGCTAACAAAGACGTTAGTTCTGGTGCATTGGCTATTTGGACATTACCCGCTGGTCAAGGTACTGAGATCGTCACCAATGCGGCATTGACAAGCAACACATCTTCAGCTTATGTGACCAACTCAACCGTTGTGTCCGCAACTAAGAATGCTAATTTGTCAGCACAAACCCTTTACGTTAAAGTTGGCACAGCCGTTTCTGGCGGTACTGTTGACATTTTCGTTTATGGTTATGACTTCTCCGAGTTTTAATCGGGCATAAAAGAGAAACAAGCCACTCTGTCAAAGGGGTGGCTTTTTCTTTATTTGGCGTTACAATTTAATCATTCTCTAAAGGAATCATCATGGCTCTCCAAACGACAATTTTGCGTGGAAACATCTCCAACGCATTCGTTATGGGTGTGACTTTTACAGCCACAACCGTTGCCACTTCTGGCGCATCTAAGACTGTTACCGTTGCTGGCCTCAAGGTCGGTGATGCAATCAAGGTTACTCTCCCCGCGGCTCAAACAACTGGCGTTGCTGTTGCAAACTCCTACGTTTCCGCTGATGACACTTTGATTGTTCAGTTTATCAATGCAACAGGCTCTAGCGCTTCTGCCGCGGCTGGTACTTACACCGTGGTTGTGAATCGTCCTGAGTATTTGCCCCTTGATTCAAACGCTGTTTAATCATGTCTAATACTACGGTCTTACGTCCTGTAGGAGTTACAACCGCCATTTCGGTGGGTGCTACTTCTACTGCCGCAACGCTGATTACTGCAAGCACTAATGACCAAGTTAACTACGCTTCTTTCATCAACACGGGTGCTACCTATGTTGCTGTCAGCCTTGGCGATGCTAACGTGGCCGCGGCTGTATTGCCTGTAAGCGGCTCAACCACAGGGAACTTTGTGTTACCCGCCTCAATGACAGTTCCAATTGTCTTGGCAGTACCCGCAAGTCCCTATTACGTCCGCATGATCGGTTCAGCCTCTGGCCCATCAATCGTTTATGTGACCCCTGTTGGCGATCAAAGCTAAAGGAAAAAACCCATGTCAAGCGCTAATTCTGTTGCATATACATCATCCACAAATCTTGTCCCTGTGCAAGCTGAATTCAATTCGGCTGGCGTTTGCGTGGGTTTAGTCGGGCCGGGCGGGGCTTACTTCAGCCCCCCTTTGTCCAACGACACAATTACAGGCGCAACCATTGACAGTTCTGTCATTGGCGGCACAACCCCTGCGGCTGTTACGGGTACAACCGTTTACGCTTCTACTGAAATTGGTTACAACGCATCAGCACAGGGAACTGTTACCCAAGCTACAAGCAAATCTACAGGCGTGACTTTAAATAAATCCGCTGGTCAAATTACCATGAACGGTGCGGCTTTAGCTGGTGGAACAACTGTTTTGTTTACTTTGACAAACAGCCTTTTGTCTGCCAAAGACGTTTTGATTGTGAATGTGGGAAGTGGTGGCACTTCAGGCGCTTATTGGCCTTATGTTGCTACTGTAGCGGCTGGCTCTGCCGTGATTGGTGTTTACAACAACACAATTGGCATTTTGAGTGAAGCCATTGTGATCAATTACGCCATCATTCACGGTGCATAAACCATGACAAGCCCATCAAATTCAGACGTTCAGAATTTACTGCCTGTTCAGGCTTATTTCTCTGTTGATGGCGCATTTCAGACATTTATTGGTCAGGGTCAGCCGTTTTATGCTTCTGTAAACCCTAGCCAATCTGGTCTAAACATTACAAACAGCACCATCAATAGCACGACTATTGGGGCTACTACACCGTCATCTGCGGCTTTTACAACTGCGACAGTTTCAACCGCGCCAGTTAGCGGAAATGATGTAGTTAACAAAACTTATCTTGATTATTACGCAACTGGTATTTCTTGGAAACAACCAGTTTTGTGTGGAACAACCACAAACATCACATTGTCTGGTTTGCAAACAATTGACGGTGTAACTGTTGTTGCTGGTAGCAGAGTATTGGTTAAAAGCCAAACGACAACATCACAAAACGGCATTTACTTGGCTTCTGCTACGGCATGGTCAAGAGCGCCTGACGCTGACACATGGGATGAATTGATTTCAGCGTTGGTGTTTGTTGAATCTGGAAGCACGTTGGCGGGGTCTGCGTGGTATTGCACGATTCAGCCGGGTGGCACTATTGGCACAACCCCAATTACTTGGTCAAATTTTTCTGTTGCCGCAACCTATACCGCTGGCACAGGATTAACTCTTGCTGATTATGTTTTCAGCATTACAAACACGGGTGTTTCTGCCGCGGCTTATGGTTCTGCGTCTAAGACCCTGACAGCTACTGTCAACGCACAAGGTCAATTGACTGTGTTAGCCGCAACTGACATAGCTATTGCAAACACTCAAGTCTCAGGCTTGGGAACAATGTCAACCCAAGCGGCTTCTAGCGTAGCAATTACGGGTGGCACGATTAACGGCACAACAATTGGCGGTTCTACAGCCGCGGCTGTTACAGGCACTACAGTTACAGCCAACACGCAGTTTACAGGCGCTGGAACAGGCTTAACGGGTACTGCAACAAGTTTATCTATTGGTGGCAATGCCGCCACAGCCACAAGCGCTACAACGGCTACAAACATTGCTGGCGGTGCGGCTGGTTCTGTTCCTTACCAAACAGCAAGTGGAACAACCGCATTGTTGGCGGCTGGAACTGATGGTTATGTATTAAAGTTAGCGGCTGGATTACCCACATGGGCGGCTGGCGCTTCTGGTTCTGTAACTTCTGTTGCTCAATCCTTTACGGGTGGTTTAATTTCTGTCGGTGGTTCACCCATCACAACATCAGGCACATTGGCTTTGACTGTAGCTGGAACTTCTGGCGGCATTCCATATTTTTCAAGCGCAAGCACATGGGCAACTTCTGCGGCTTTGGCGGCTAATGCTTTGGTCATTGGTGGCGGTGCTGGTGTAGCACCCTCTACCATCACAACAGGCACAGGCGTTGTTACGGCTCTTGGAGTTAACACAGGATCAGCGGGTGCTTTTGTGGTCAATGGTGGTGCTTTGGGTACGCCTTCAGGCGGTACAGTTACCAATTTGACGGGTACAGCCTCAATCAACATCAATGGTACTGTGGGCGCAACAACCCCCACAACTGGCTCATTTACCACTTTAACTGTAACTTCTACAGTTTCTGCAAATGGTTCTGTTGGCACAAGTGGTCAAGTTCTGACTTCTGCTGGTGTAGGTTCAGCGGTAACTTGGACAACCCCTGCGGTTTATGCGACTGTGACTGATGACACAACAACCAATGCAACCCGTTACCCATTGTTTGCTAGTGTGACCACAGGCAATTTGACTACAGAATACGTTAGTTCTACTAAACTCAAATACAACCCAAGCACAGGCGCTTTGACCGCCTCTCAGCTAATCATTTCAGCCTAAGGAAACATTATGGGACAGTTAACTTTTCAAGCAACACTAGGCGGTGCAGTCAATTTGGCTGGCCCTAATACTGCGTCCACAACTACTTTTACGTTGCCTTCTGCTGATGGTTCTAGTGGACAGCCTTTAGTCACAAATGGAAGCGGTACACTTTCATTTTCTGGAACTCCCGCATTAGGAACACCATCTTCAGGAATTTTAAGTAGTTGTACTGTTGATGGCACAGATTCTGTTGGTTTTAGAAACATTCCACAAAATGCTCAAACTGGTAGTTACACAATTGTGTTGTCTGACTCTGGGAAGCATATTTATCATGCTTCTGGTGCTGGTGCGGCAACTTACACAATTCCTGCGGCTTCATCTGTTGCTTTTCCACTTGGAACAGCAATAACTTTTATTAATCTTTCTGCAACTTCCATTAGCATTGCAATAACGACTGACACAATGTATCTTTCAAGCGCTGGTACAACTGGCACAAGAACATTGGCTCAATATGGTTCTGCAACTGCAATAAAAGTTTCTGGTTTGTCATCTTCAGGAATTTGGCTTATTTCAGGGAGTGGGTTGACATGAGTGGCATTCTTCAAACAGTTTTCCAAAATCTTAGGTCATTTATTACAGTACCCGGTGCGCCTACTATTGGTACTGCAACAGTTTCTGGAACAACTGCTTCAATCACCTTTACAGCGCCAGCAAGCAATGGTGGTTCTGCAATTACGAGTTACACGGCAACATCAAGTCCCGGTGGATTAACTGGTTCTGCGGCAAGTTCTCCAGTTTCTGTTTCTGGTTTAACTATTGGAACAGCTTACACATTTACAGTTACAGCAACAAACGCCATAGGAACAGGCCCAGCAAGTGCGGCTTCAAATAGCGTTACTCCATCTTTCCCTGCTTGGTTGCTTAGTTACTACAAAACAGCAACTGACACACGACCAAGTGGAATTGCAGTAGATTCATCAAGCAATGTAATTGTGGCGGCAATGAACGTAATTGCTAAATTTACTAATGCTGGTGCTTTAAGTACTCAAACATTTACAAGTGGTATTACTTATGATAGTGGGTATAAAAATTCTTTTAGCGTTGACAGTTCTGGAAATAGGTATGCTGGCGTAAGTAGAAAAAATAATGGATTTGCTGTAATTAAATACGATTCATCTAATGCTATTCAATGGGGGCAAAGAGAAAGAGCATCTTCTAGCGTAGGTAATATATCTGTGGCAATGGGTACTGGATATGATTCATCAGGAAATGTTTATGTTTCTGGACAGGTATCTCGTCTTGTATGTGGCGATAATTTTACTTACTCAACCCTTGTTAAATACAACAGTTCTGGAACAAGGCAGTGGATTCAATCTTATAACGACCAAACAAGTCAACAATCTTCAAACAATGCATTGACCATAGATACTACTGGTACGCCTATTATTGGAATTGGCCCATTATCTGGTTGCTACAACTTAAATACAATTGTTAAAGTTAACTCTTCAACTGGCGCAATTACATGGCAAAGAACTTTAACTAGAGCTTCCCAAAATTCTAGTGGTGTTATATCTATTGCAAGTGACTCATCAAATAATATATATTTCACAGCAACATATAATTCTGCTGTTGGTGGAGATACAGGAGTAGTTGCTAAATATAATTCTTCTGGAACAATTCAATGGCAAAGAAAAATTAAAGTAACGCTAAGTTTTGGTAATTACAATCAACCAAGTGCGGTAACTGTGGATAGTTCTGCAAATGTATATGTTGCACTTGTTAGTTATTCACCTACTGGCGGCTTGTATACCACTTTAATTAAATACAACACATCTGGAACTTTGCAATGGCAAAGACAAATAGAACAAACTGCGTATGCGTCAGTTACAACTGATACATACAACATGACTTTTGACAATTCTGAATCAAGTGTTGTTCTTGGAATTTCTTGTAATACAGGTGCATCTCCATCAAATCCAAGTTTACAAACTTCTTTGATTTTAAAATATCCTTCAGATGGCTCAAAAACAGGAACTTATACAGTTAATGGGCTTCCAATTATTATCTCAACGGGTGTGGCTACCGATGCCGCTGGTGATGCAACTGATTCCGCTGGAGTTGTTTCTACCGGAAATGTTGCTTTTGCCGCTAGTGTAGCTTTATCGGAAACAACTTCAGCCGCCTCTAACTCAACTGCATTGACAAATTTATGAGCGCATATATCAAACTTACAACACTTGAATATCCTCGCTATCAAGGAGATATTCGTCTTGAGCATCCCGAAATTGGTGATGAATTTGTATGCCCAGACACTTATGCTTATGTTGAAGATTCAGTTATTCCAGAATTTAATGAAGCATTGCAATTTCTTTTTGAAACAGCCCCTATTCAAGTGGATGGTGTATGGCAACAAACATGGTTTGTAAGGGATAAAACAGAAGAAGAACTTGAACTTTGTAAATTTGTAAAAGAAAAATATATTACAAATAAAAATTTAAATGTTCAAGGAAGTGCTCCAGATGTTATTGGGTAATCAATTAAACATTGGTGATTTGCGAGGAATCATGTACGACTTTGAAAAAGCTGGCGACATTTTGCCAAAACATAATCATTCATCAAACGATGTTCACATCACGATTGTGGCGCGTGGCATGTTAAAAGCGTACAGCCATGATTGGGAAAAAGTTATAGAAGCTGGCCAACTTGCTGATTTCAGACCTAATGAACCACACGAATTGATGGCTTTAGAAGATAACACCAGAATTTTTAACATTGTCAAAAAGTATGGTGGTCAATCAAACGATTACCAAACGGAAAACGCATGAGATTTGTTTGGAAAATCTTAGAATTAAAGGGTGATGCCCAAGCCATTATTCAGGCCAAGTATCACGTTTCTTTAATTGAAGATGATCTAAGAATTGAGACTGAAGGGTATTGGGATTTTGACACTAAAAAGGCGACAATTCCAACAGCCCAAGTAACCGAGGAAATGGTTGCAAATTGGATTGATGAAGGCACTACCCAAGATGGAGTAAGTAGCATAAAATCAAGACTAATTGAGCAACTAGAAGCGGTCAAAAAACAGCAAGAAATTGCCTTGCCGTGGAAACCGCCCACATTTAGACTAAGTTAAGGAATCACTATGGCTGTGCCTTATGACATTGTTAGCCGAGCGCTAAAAGACATTGGCGCATTAGAAGCTGGTGAAACCCCAAGCCCAGACGCGGCAAAAGATGCGTTTGAGATGATGAATGACATGATTGACCAATGGTCAAATGAAAACATGATGGTTTTCAATGTCACAGAGATTATTTGCCCCGTTATTTCTGGTCAAACCCAATACACGATTGGCCCTAACCCATCGACTCAAAACTTTATTGGTGCGTCTTTTACAGGCTCAATATCTGGCACAACTTTGACCGTGACGGGCATTGCTTCTGGTGCTATTGCTCAAGGGCAAACTTTAAGTGGTACAGGCATCACCGCGGGAACAAAGATTACGCAGTTTTTGACAGGCGCTGGCGGCAACATTAACGAAGTTGGTACATATCAACTGAACATTTCTCAAACTGTTGCTTCTACAACAATTACGGCTTACTACCAAAAGCCTTTAAACATTGATTCAGCATTTGTTAGAGTAAACACCACATCTAATGGTCAACCCATTACAGGCGGTGGTTTGGACTACCCAATGTCGGTTTTGGCATTGCAAGATTACGAGATGATCGGTTTAAAGACGCTGAATGGCCCGTGGCCTAAAGCGGTTTACTTTAACGCTGGCTCTGATTCTGGAAACTTGTTTATTTGGCCTAGCCCTTCTCAGGGTGAAATGCACTTGTTTGCCAATACCTTGTTTAGCCGCTATGACTCTATGTATGATGATTTAGCGTTACCACAAGGTTACTCAATGGCTCTCAGGTGGTGTTTGGCAGAGCGTTTGATGCCCATGTATGGCAAAGCCTCACCAACGCAAATAACAATGATCCAGACGTTTGCGGGTCAAGCCAAAGCTACCCTTAAACGCACAAACATGAGTCCGCTTGCTGTGGCACGTTATCCTGATGCGTTGCTTACTGGAAAAGCAAAGGATGCTGGCTGGATTCTTACTGGCGGCTTCATTTAAGGGACTACCATGCCAGATTTCGGTTTTGTTGGTTCATCTTACGAAGCGCCTAGCATTTACCAAGATGCTCAGGAGTGCATCAATTTCTTTCCTGAAATTGATCCTGTTAAACAGCAAGGAGAGCGCGGGGTAATTGCGCTTTATCCAACGCCCGGTCTGACTTTAAAAGCCTTGCTTACTAACCAGCAAGAAGTTCGCGGTTTGCATACAGTTTCTGGTGGTGAGCAACTAATTGCGGTGTGTGGGCCTTACGTCTACGCCCTGACAGCCAATTTAGTGCCTTCTGTAATTGGACAACTTAATTCCAGTACTGGAATAGTCCGCATTACTGACAATGGTGTAAATGTTTACATTGTGGACGGTGCTTATCGTTACACATGGTACATTTCAAGCCCTGCAACAGCGGTGTTTCGTGGTTCAACAAGTAGCACAACATTGACTGTTGATAGTGTTTCTAGTGGCACTATTGCTGTTGGACAGTCTTTATATGGAATTGATGTACTGGCAGAAACTGTCATTACGGCTCTTGGTTCTGGTTCTGGTGGAATTGGTACATATACCATTAACAGAAGCCAAACAGTTACAGCTAGGGCAATGAATTCAGCAACCGTGGGCGCGGTAATTACTGCAACTATTGGCGGTACTTTATCAACTGTTGCAATTACAGGAACTGCTGGACAGTTTTCTTGTGCCGCTTCCCCAATGCCATTGGTAGTAGGTCAATCACTTACGATAAGCGGAACTTATGGTGGCACAGGATCAATTTCTGGATATACAAATCCAACTACTTATTACATTATTGCCACAAACGCATCTACCACTTTTACTTTGTCAGCGACTTTGGGTGGTGCGGCAATAACCACTACAGCGGGAACGCCAACTGGTTTAACTTACCAATTTGCACCAACAACATTGAATGTGACCGCTGTTGCAAGTGGAACGCTTCATGTTGGTCAAACAATCCAAGGTGTTGGTATTGCCGCCAACACAATCATTACAGCGCTTGGCACAGGCTCTGGTGGAATAGGAACATACACAGTTAGTAGTTCTGGGTTTATTTCCTCAGAAACAATGTATGCGCTGAATTTCTCAGTTTTGCCATCTTCTGATGGTGCGTTTAGTGGTGCAAACACGGTTGATATTATTGACAATTATTTTGTCTACAACAATCCAACAACCCAGCAATGGGGCGCTAGTGACCTTTTGTCGCCAATTTCACCCCAAACTAGCTATTCTTTAAAAGATGGCGCACCAGACGATTTGGTGGCTTTGATTGTGGATCACCGTGAAGTTTATTTGATGGGTGAAGTTTCATCAGAGGTTTGGACGGATGTGGGCGCTGTGCCTTTCCCATTCCAAAGGATACCCGGCACATCTACCCAACAAGGTATTGCCGCCCCATTTTCCCTTTACCGCCTTGGTAACTCTTTTGCTTATGTTTCCCGCAACAACCGTGGTCAATCTCAGATCATGCAAATGCAGGGTTATATTCCCCAAAGGATTTCCACTCACGCTGTGGAAAACAGTTTAGCCAATAAATACGTTGGTGATGCTATTGCGTGGACTTATCAGCTTGAGGGGCATGAGGTTTACGTTGTTACATTTCCATCTTTACAACTGACTTGGGCTTATGACGCAACCACAGCAATGTGGCACAAATGGCTTTACACAACAGATAAAAACGTATATCAACGTCACCGCGGTAATTGTTGTGCTGTTTTTCAAGGTTTAATTATTGTTGGTGATTATGAAAACGGCAAACTTTACGAATTGGATAAAACCAATTACACAGATGATGGTCAGAATATTCGCAGATTGCGTAGAGCGCCCCATTTGGTGACTGAGTTTCAAAGGCAGTATTTTGATGAATTGCAAATTCAGTTTCAGCCGGGCGTAGGAACTACAGGGTTGTCTGGCCCTGCTCAAATTACTAGCACAAACACCGTTTATTTGGGACAAACATATACAATTACGGCTAATGCAACTTTGACAATTGAAGTTGAAAAGACTTATATTTTGGCAACCCAGCAATCTATTAGTTATCAGACTACAGATAACCCACAAGCGATGCTGAGATGGTCAAACGATGGTGGATCAACTTGGTCAAATGAGCATTGGACAAGCGTTGGTCAACTTGGCAAGTACAAGAATCGTGCTATTTGGCGTAGATTGGGACAAGCCCGTGACAGAATTTTTGAGGTATCGGTAAGCGATCCTGTTAATTTTGTCATTATTTCAGCTAATCTTAAATTGCAAGGGGCAGAAAACTGATGGCTTCATCTGGACTTTCAAGTACACAGCAAGTTAATCCCTATCCACAAGCACCGTTTTTGGATGGAACGACTAATCGCCCTTCACGGTCTTGGCAACAATTTTTTATTAACTTGTTGAACTTTAGTTCTGCCACAACTGCTACGGCAGGGTCTGCAACGCTTCCAGCTAATCCTGTTGGATTTATGAATGTCACCGTAAATGGACAGACTTATAAAGTCCCTTACTACAATGTTTGAGAGAGCCTAAATCATGGACAACACAATCAATTCTTTAGTTTCTCAAACAATGGCTACTGGCGGGTCAACTGACAAACTGACAAACCAATTGCTTGATCAATGGGACAAAATTGGCGTTAAAGATTTGCCCGGTGGTATCTCTTTGCAAGATCGCGCTTCATCTTTGGCAACCACAATGGCGCAAAACGGAATTACAGACCTTTCCAATCTTAAACTTGGTTCAAAAAATATATCTGTAGATGATGAAGGCGGCACAGCCCCTGTAGGTTATTTGACTAACAATGGACAGCAATTAGGTTTCATAGGTAATGTTAATGAAAACCTGAAAGGCAAAGCTGATTACCTTCAACCCAACAATTTAATGTCGTGGACAAGTGAAGGGCATGGCAATGTTGGTTATAAAGCCGTTCAAACTGCTGACGGTGGCGTAGCCATTGTTCCTCAATGGAATAGTTCTAGCGACATGGGGCAAGTTCGTAATGCCGCTAAATTAATTGCGGCTATGTATGGTGGTGCGGCTTTAGGCGCTGGTGCTGGCGCTGGTAGCGCATTAGACGCTGGAATGGGTGTTTATGGTACGGGTGGCTCTACTCTTGGATCAATTGGTGCTTTAGGTGGCGTGGCTGATATGTCGGGGTTAGCTGATTTGACAACTGCCAATAGCGCATTGGGTGGCGCTGGAGGTGCTACTTTGGGTGGCATTGCTGACATGTCTGGACTTGGTAGTTTAGGCGTTGATGGTTTAGGGTCAACTGTTACTGGCATGGGAACAGGCACAGGTTTAACAGCCGCTGGCGCTGGCGGTCTTGGCGGTGCGGGTGGTGTTAGTAGTCTTGGTGGCTCTTTAGGTTCTGGTTTGACTGCCGCTGGTGCTGGCGGTTTGGGGGGGACTCTTGGTGCGGCTGGTTTTGAAGGTGCTTTAGGCGCTGGTTTAGGTGCTGGTGGTTTAGCCGCTACAAACTCTTTGCTTGGTGGGTCTACTCTTGGTTCTACATTAGGTAGTTTAGCTACAGGCGTAGGCGCTGGCGCACTTGGCTCAACATTGGGCGGTTTGTCCACAGGCGTAGGTTCTGCCGTTGGCTCTGGTGTGGGTTCTGCACTTGGCGCTGGCGCTGGTTCAGCTTTAGGCACTAGCCTTGCCACAGGACTTGGTTTATCTGCCCTTGGCAATGTACTTGGAACTGCCGCAAATCAATCAGGCATTT